TTGTCTTGTTCTCCGCCTCTCACGCAAGCGGGCGAAACATTACCGCCACCACGGCAGCGGCTCCAAGCGAAACGACGCTTGACGAAGCCTTTGAACTGATGGCCAAGCAGAAGGGATTGAACGGCTCGGTGCTTAACTTGGTCCCTTCGGTGTTGCTCGTACCTCAGCGGTACGCATCGACGGCTCTACGGATTACCAACAGCCTTTCGTTCGCACAGACCAACGGCAACGAGGGAATCTCTAGCCTCTACGGGGTCAATGGCGTTCGACCGTTGCAAGTTGTCGCAACCGCGTTGCTCGACAACAACAACGCGACGAACTGGTATCTAATCGCGTCGAATTCGGTAGTTGACACCGCCGAAATCGTCTTCTTGCAAGGCGAAGAATCGCCAGTGCTGGAAAACGAATGGACGATGCTCAGCGACAAGTACGATTTCAAGATCCGTCAATCGATGGGTTGTGCGATGATCGATCACGTAGGGTTCTACTCGAACCGCTAAGCGATCGGATGATTTATAGCCCCTGAGCGATTGCTTGGGGGCTTTTTGGGACGGAAACAAAATTCACAAAACAGGAATACAAGAACATGGCAGGCATGAAAGATTTTAAACCGTACTTCGATGACTTCATCGGACCAGCGGTATCCTTTCCGACTTCGGCAAACATCGCTTCTCCTTGGGTCTATGCGATCACTGGGGCGGCTCCTCCGACAGCACAGCGGAACAACGATCGAAAGGTCTTGACCCTTACGAGTGCGAGTCAAATTCAGATCCTCGGCGGCGGTCACGGCGATGCCTTGGCATTCGACGTCGACGACGTTCAGCGGGTTGTTATGCGGGCTCGACTTGGGGCGTCGACCTTCACGAGCGGATCCATCCTGGTATTCGGTCTCGGGTCGGCTCGAAACGATACCGCCGACGACGTAGCGGCTAACGCTTGGTTTCGCATGGAAGGGGCCAACAGCACGACGCTTGTTTATGTCGAGACCGATGACGCGGTTCGAGACAATAACGACGTTTCGACGGGCGTTACCCTTGGGACGACCTACAAGGAATTCGTGATTGACTTCACGGGCGGCAAGCAGGACGTAAGGTTCTACATTGACGGCCAACGAGTCGCAGCCTCGACGACCTTCGATATGTCGGGCTACACGGCAGGGCTACAGCCGATCGTCCAGCTTCAAAAGGCGGCGAACACGAATGCCGATGTTTTCGAGATGGATTACATCGAAATCGATGGCAAGCGGGTCTAATCCGTGAGCCTGCACGATACCATCATCGAGGATGCCAAGAACGTCTTCGCCAACCCGCAAGACTTCGCAGAATCGATCGTTTACTACAAAAGAAACGGTCGGTCAAGGAAGATCAACGCGGTAGTTATTCGCGAGGCCCTTGGCATCCTGCCGGAAGATGGTGACGTTGTTTATCCGATGTTTGAAATTCACGTTGCTAACGACCCTTCTGAGGGCATCGCAAGCGACGAATTGAACCTAGGCGGCGATCAATTGGAATTTGCGGATCGGGTCGGTCAGCCACCAAAGCGGCATTCGATCTTAAAGCTACTTAGTCACGATGAAGGGATGCTAGTCCTAGAATGCCGTTAGCAGTTGTTGAGGAAATCGCAGTTGTCTTGAAATCGCGTCTCGATGCGATGATCGACGATGCTACGTACTCGACGGCGATCAGCGAAGTACAGCGGCCGAATCGATTCTCCAACTTCACGCCAGTCCATAATCAGATCGTTCTTACGCAAGGGCCAGCCGAGCGAGTGCCTGACCTGGATCGACCCGGCAACCCTCCTGCCAACGCGATGCGGCAGACGTTCAATATCCACTGCCATATCATGCAGGATGAACGCGGGACCGAAACGATCGACGAGCTATTGAACGCTTTCCATGCCGACGTCATCAAAGCCGTTTGCAATGGCTCCAGCACTTGGCACACGTTCGGCGGCAATGCGATCGATGCAACTTGGGGCTCCATTCAATTCATCGCGGCAGACGGTGGGATTGATGGCTTGACGATCCCGCTACAGATCACTTGCCGATACTCCGAAGACGACCCAACGGAGTTGCGAAACTAATGATTAACGTAACAGTCGATCAAGAATCGTTGCGACAGATGCGGGCCAATCTAGGGGCCTTTGGTGAGCATTTGCCGAGGCATCTAGCAACGGCGGTCAATCGGGCGGCTAGGTCCGTTCGAGTCGAGTGCGCTCAAGCCTTGGGCCCTTTGGTCAATCTCAAGCTAAGCAGCGAAAACAAAGGCGTAGCCAAGCCGATCAGCAAGGCTAAGACGCTAAAGAAAACCATTAAGCAAAAGAACAAAGCGACCCCAGGAAATGCGGGCGTGACAATCGGACTTTGGGAGGGGCATAACTTCCCGGTCAAGTATTTCGAGGGAAAGAGCTACAGCCGGATGAAACGCGGCAAGCGTAAAAGCCTTGGGGCGCAGTACAAGTCAAGCGTGGGCGGCGGTTGGACCGTGGTTCAAGATGGGTTTGTGGCCTCTCGATGGCGGGGCGATATTTACCGACCGGCAGCGGAGGGGTCCCGCAAACTACTCAGGGTGCTCGGCAAGCGTCCCGGCGATTTCTTCCGAGAGGGCAATATCGGGGAGATTGCAGGGGCCAAGGCACGCGAAAGGCTGCCCATTGAAATCAATCGACGGCTACGCGAAATCACACTGGCGGCAAGCGGCAAAATCAAACTCAGGGCATCAAGGGAACTAGGGCAATGACACTACTGAAACGCAAGCGGGTATTGGCAGCAAAGATCGAAACGACTCCAGGCACCGCCGAAGCATTGACGGCAGCCGAAGCCTCTTTCAACTGCTATGAAATCGCCATTCAGCATGAAATCGAGACCGAAGCCCGAGAGGGCCAAGGATCTTTCGGGATGCGAGCATCGACCCCGGGCGGCTACAAGGGCAAAGTGACATTCAAACATGATGCGTCTTGGGATGGTACGGCAACCGAACCATCTTGGGCCGATACGTTCCTGCCGGCTTGCGGATGGGTCAAGGCTGGTCAAGTGTTTACCCCTCGCACAGAGGCCCCAGGAAGCAACGTCAAGACGCTCACAATCGCGGTCTACATCGACGGAAAGCGCAAGACACTCAGAGGATGCGTTGGCACGTTCAAGGCCAATTGCATGAGCGGCAAAACGGTTGTTTTCGAGTTTGAATTTATCGGCATTTGGGATACGCCGACCGACGTAGCGATCCTCGCGCCGACTTACCCAACGGCTAGCCCGTTGCGATTTGCTTCGAGCGTGACGACCTGGAACAGCGTTGATCTTGCGGTGGAGTCGATGGTACTCGATTCGGGTAACTCGATGTTGCTCCGAGAGGACTCTAGCGACGTTTCCGGGTTCAAAGCCGGGCTTATTTCCAACCGCATCGTCAAGATCACGGGCAACCCCGAAGCCAAGCTAGTTGCTACTCAAGATCGGTACGGAAAGTATCTTGATTTGAGCGAACATGCTTTGACCTTCGACATCGACGGGCCAACGAATTCCAAGATTACAATCGCGGCTCCAAAAGCTCAGATTGTGGCGATCAGCGAAGCCGACCGGGAGAATATGGTTGTCGACGAAATCGAGTGGCAAGCTAACCGCAACGGCTCGACGGCAGACCAAGAATGCTCGATTACCTTCACGGCAGCAAGCTAACACGGAGAGACCATGCCAATTTTCCTAGAACCAGACCAGAGTTTCCCGGTTTGGCTAGAGTGCGACAAAGACAAGCCCGAAGAATCGAGGCCTACGTTTTTCGTCCGATCCCAATCGATGCGAAACCAACGAAAGGTTCTCGAAGTGCTTGACGTTATTCACAGGCCCGGCGTGACGGTCGAACAGATTTTCAACGAGACCGTCGAGCAACTAAAAAAGGTGCTTGCTGGTTGGTCAAACATGAACGACATTCCGTTTGGCCCCGAGGCTATCGAGGATGTTTTCACGTTGACTGAGGCTAGGGAGTTACTTAGGCTGGTTGCCTACAATCAGCGAATGGACACAACCGAAAAAAAAGGCTGAGAGTCGCGGCGATGATTAGGCAAGGAATGCTTTGCCTACATTGCAGCGACAAGGAATGTAAGGACAGGGGAACCGATGCAGAGCCAATTGAAATCGAGTGCGTTGCTTGCAACGGAACAGGATGCGACGAATGCAAAGAAGGTGTTTATCGCGTCGAGGGATGCCCGAATCAGTATTGCAGCGGACTTACTCAGTTTGTCGAGTTGGTCGATTTGTTCGATGAGGGATTGCCCCCAGTAGCAGGCGGGGCGTTGGATCAGTCGGCTAGTTTTATCGAGGCGTCACGGCGGTTCAAGATCGAAGAACAACGAGCGAAAGCGGAACGGAAATAAGCGATGGCCGGGGACGCAATCAAGATCGTTATTGAAGCTGAGGACAAGGCATCCGCGCAGGCGATCAACGCATCTAGGAACATCGAAAACGCGGTCAAGGGCGTTAAGGAAACAGGCCAAAAGGCCAAAGCATCGACCGAGTTCATCGGCGTACTAGCAGGGCAGTTAGGCGGCTCGCAGTTGCAACAGGCAGCTAGCGGAGTAGCGGCGATCACAGAAAAGGTAGGGCAGTTTTCCGAGGTGATGAAAGCCGGTGGCGCGGGTGCGATGGCGTTCAAGCTTGGTATCGCGGGTCTGGTCGGCGTTATGTCGGTCAACCTTGGCAGGGCTCTTGGCGAAACCATCTTCGGAGT